GTGCCTGGAATCTTAGAGAAGGCAAAGAAACTCGAGGCTCGCTATGTGCAGGAGGTAGAAGAACAACTGGTAGAAGATTTTGACGACAGCGAGACAAAAACACAAAAACACGAGGACTAAATAATGCGCTATATACACAAAATAGAGAAGGTGGCTGCAAAGCACTTGCGTTTGTTGCAAGTGATGCCCGATGGTTTGCATGCTTTCATGGCAGCGTATGTGCCGTGGCAGGTGGTTCCGATTGTGGGTTTAGCAGCGCTCGAGGTGAGCGATGAGAATGTAGATGGTGTGCGCACGTATGCCTCGAAACTCACAGCTACGCTCAAAGAACGCCCCTTGCCCGATGCAGAACCTATGGCATACAGACTGACGCAGACCGATGGACGACGTTGGCTGCTTGGTTGTGCCGATCGCCCTTTGCCCCTTACCACCATCACAGACACACATCCCGACCGTGCAGCCGAGAAATGTGCTTGTACGCTGATGGTGAATGTGGGGCGCACTCCTTTTTTGCTAAACCCTTAGAAATTACTTTATGACTACTGAAGAAATAAGAAAAGCAGCTGCTGTGGTTCGGGATGAGGAAACGGCAAATGCGAATACTGCAACGCGTGTGGGCGGTGTATTGGTGGATCTTTGTGATGCGATAGATGTTGCGAGTGGTGAAGCAGCTGCTGCAAATGGTGCTACGAACCAGGTAGTGGCTGCACACACCCAATATATTGATGTGCTTAAACCTTGGTTGAGGGGTTCGTTGGGTCACTTTGCCACGAATGAGGCTTTTAATATTTACTTGGACGGATTGAGTTATGACACCTTGAAGAGCGGACGTTATGTGGCGTATTTGGGTGGTGTACCCTTCTTTGTGACATTCTCCTTGCTCTATGCCAAAGATCAGATTTCGGCAATATGGGTAGAGGGTAGCTTGATGGTGAGTTCTAACGCTATAAATGCGAACACGGGTAAAGGCATAACCATTGCTTATCGCTATTACAAGAATGGAGCATGGGAAGCGTGGAAAACCATTTATGATGATTTGAATGGTGTGGTAGCTTCGCAAGGTTCGCGTATTAGCACTTTGGAGGGTAAGATGCCCTCGGTGCAGACTTCTGCGAATGCCACAACTAAGAACTACATTTATTCGGCAAGTGGTGATGATGTGCACACGGCATTGAGTGGCAAGATATGGACGTACACACACGGAGATGGTAATTTGTTTCTACGTTTTAAGCATTGGGGTGCTAACAATGACACCAGTGAGAACAATTATAGCCAAGTAATGGTAGCTAATGCTTGGATAGGTGGAAATGGAGTTTTGCGAAGGGATGTGTACAGAAGGCTTGATAATTTTTCACTCCGCGAAGAAAACTCTACAACCGATGCGGTGAACATTGTAACTCCTATATTCACTACGGGTGGTACACGTAGTTTTTCCATTTCTAAGGCAACTACTGCTAAGGCTGGTGTGATGACGGCTACTCAGGTGAGCGCACTGAACAAGGCGAGCGAAGACATTCAAGCACTTAACGACAGTTTGCAAGGCTTTTGGGACACACTTACTGCCCAAGCAGGGCGCATCGTAGCACTTGAGAAAAAGGTGGCAGCTTTAGAAGCAAAATAATGAGAAAGAGAGAGGGAAGGTATGATTAAGACGGTATCGACGAGTGAGGCAAACCCCGTGTTGACTGCGAGTGGAGCGGTAATAGGCGGAACATTCTACACCGAGTTACTGCAAGTCTTATTTGATTTAAGGTGGGCGGTGTTGTTTATTATCGTGATGGTCTTTACTGACTTTTGGAGCGGTCTTACAGCAAGCGTTAAGGTACGCAAGGAAGATTTTCGTTTGTCGCGAGCTTTGAGGCGAACGATTTGCAAGTTCCTTGAATACGTAAACTTTATCATCTTTGGTTTGCTACTTGCCAAGGCTACGTTAGAGCCATTCGGAATAGGTTCTGACACAACAGGAGGAGCAATCGGTGCAGCTGCTGCATTACTGATAGAGTTTGACAGCATCTATGGTCATGTGTGCGACATTCATGGCATAAAGAAGCGTTTTTCGATGAAACGGCTTTTTGTGGCTTACTTGAAACGAAAGAACGCGGATGTTGGGGAGGCTGTGGAAGAAGTGATGAAGGAGAAGGATGACGATGAGAGAAAGGCTTAAATGAAAAAACAGCCACACGGCAAACTCGTGTAGCTGTTAGGTGTTCTAATAAATCTTTATTCGGAAATGGCTAAATGTTTGCAGCCCTTTCAGAGTTGAGCACAAAGGTAACAAAAAAAGTTTCAAAAAAGGAAAGAGTTTAACAAGAAAAATTTAAAAGATTATGGCAACTTTATATCCTGAGAAAGTGAAGTATATTATTGTGCATTGCTCGGCTACGGCAGAGGGTAAGGATTTTTGCGCAAAGGACATAGACCGTTGGCATCGTGCTAAAGGTTGGGACGGTATAGGGTATCACTATGTGGTGAAACTTGATGGCACCGTGGAGAAAGGACGCGATGAAACTAAGGTGGGCGCACATTGCGCTGGCATGAATGGCATTAGCCTTGGTGTGTGCTATATTGGTGGACTCGCTGCGGACGGACGCACGCCTAAGGACACACGAACCGTGGCACAGAAGGCTGCGCTGGTGGCACTTGTGAAACGGTTGAAGAAGAAGTATCCGAGAGCTCGGGTGGTGGGACACCATTACTTTAATAAGGGGAAGGCTTGCCCTTGCTTTGAGGCGGAGAAGGAGTTTTAATGGATGGCTAGATAGGCTAGATAGGCTAGATGGACTATATGAGCTAGATGGGCTAGATGAGATAGATAGACTAGATGGCTAGATAGAAGATTGATGGTATGCGTAATTTGATTTTTTTGTGGGCTTTGGTGTTGGTGTGCTCTTGTGCTACTCGGGTGGAGTATGTGCCTGTGGTTCGGGTGCAGACTGACACGCTGAAGGTGGCGGTGGGCCGTATAGACAGTGTGGTGAAGCACGATAGTGTGTTTGTGGTGCATGAGAAGCGGGGCGACTCGGTTTTTGTGACACAAACCAAGGTGGTGACAAACGACCGCTTGCGTGTGCGCCATGACACGGTGTATAAGGTGAAAGTAGACACGCTGCGCTTGCCCGAAACTGTTAACACACGATGCAGACATCCTACCACCACACGAAAGGATTATTTGAACACGGTGCGTAAATGGTGCTTATGGATAGGTGCTTTGGCAATGGTGGTGTGGTTAGTTTGTAGATTTGGTAGATTAAAAAAATAAAAGGAATTATGGCTGTGACGGTAACACAAGGATGGCGCGAAGCGATGTTTCCGAGTGAACTCAACGTGATAGAGTTGACGGGATGCGGTGAACAAGTAAGGGTGGTGCTAAAACTGGGAAGCAATAAAGTGTTTGAAGCTACACTCACTACGTTAAAAGGCAAGGTGAGAATGGAAAACCTTATGCCTTTGCTTCGCGACAAAACAACCGACCCAATAGATGGCGTGCAACCACAAGAACTCATCTTAAATGTAGACAGCACAACAAAGTTTGCAAGTTGCTTGCTAATTCCGTGTCGTGTGCGTGTGGCAGATGTTACAGCTATGCAGGTGGTGAATAATGCCTTTTTGACGTTTGCTGGGCGCGAACCCAAACTTATACCACAACAAGCGAAAGAAATGCTTTATTGGTATAAATTCGATGAGGTTTTGAGCAATGTGAAGGCTACTGCAAATGCCTGTTGGTGGAACGCTGAGACACAGCAAGTAGAGAACACCGAACAAAGACTTGAGGTAGGCGAAAATGTTGAAGGGGGGTTGTTCTATTTAGACGCTTCGCCCCAAATGCTCACTGCGCCCCGTGGCAATCAGGCTGCGTGGGCCTTGGTGAGCTATGAGGTGAAGGTGGGTGCTCGCACCATGCGCTACAGGCTGATGCCACAAGGCATGAACTTGGCACCAGTGACGGGTATTCGCTATCGTAATGCACTCGGGGTAGATGATACGTTCTACTTCTTTGGTGCGGTGACAGAGAAACTTAAACCTACGTATAGCGCTGCGCAAATAGGAGGCGTTACTCGTAACTATCGCATAGAGGCCCAAACGGAGTGGGAGGCCCAAACAGGACCTATGACGCGTGGCATGGAGAGACTGCTGCGCGATGTGGCAGTGGCACGTAGGGCTTGGTTGTTGGCTGATGGCGAGGAAATTACGCTGACGGGGTGTGACATAAAGCAGAGTAATGAATGGGGCATTACGCCTACTGCCACTGTGAGTTGGCGCGAAGCAGGCGAGGGACAACGCTTGATGGCTCCGACGGGTGTGCGGACATTTGACGGGAGCTTTGACGAGGCTTTCTTGTAAGAGAACTAGAGGGGCTAGATGGACTAGACGAGCTAGAGAGACTAGAAGGGCTGGCGCGATGAAATAGAAAAGTATAAAGAAAAAATGATGATTTCGGATATTTTTGACATACCGCAGACACCGTTTCAGGCGGTGATGCAGGAGGTGGCGGACACTACCTCGGTTTTTGACTCGCCTGGTGGACGTTTGCATGTGCGACCTGTGCCTGGGTTTGAGCATGAGATGTATGTGCCTTATGGCGATGACAACCAATTGCCCTATGAACTGATTGCGTTGGTGGGGGGAGACGAGGTGACGGCACAGAATAAACTTTTTAATGTGCTGACTTGCTATGGGGCAGGACTACGCATGGTGGATGCTGCATCGGGCGAGGTGACTCAAAACGCAGACGTGAAAAGTTGGTTGCGCCGTCAGTTTATGCCCAGATATATGCTTGACCAAATGACGGACATGAAATATTTTTACTACTCGGTGTGTGTGATCATTTTGAACCGTGAGGGTACACGCATAAACCGTTTGGTGCATAAGGAAGCTTGCTACTGCCGACTGGAGCAAGCGGATAAGCGTGGACGCATTGGACATGTGTATTATGCAAATTGGCAGGACTACCAAGAAACGCTGTCGGGTGTGGAAAGAATAGAGTTGTTGGATCCTGACGACCCTTATGGGGATTTGTGTGGGCGCATGGGGTTGGATCCTGACACGCGACGACCCAATGGGCGACCCAAACAGCGGTGCAGAAAGTTTGCGATGCTGATGCGTTTCCCGACGGCTGGGTGCCAATATTACCCCGTTCCTTATTGGAGTGCGGTGCTGCGGGGTGGATCGTATGACGAGAAGCGTTTGATTTCGACTGGTAAGCGTGCGAAGCTTAGAAACACGACGAGTGTGAAGTATCAGGTGGAGATTGAGCGTTCGTATTGGCAACGTATTTGCACTGAGGAGAACATTACGGACCCTGTGGAGATGCAGGAGCGTGTGAAGCGTGAGAAGGAGAACATTAAGAACTTTGTGTGCGGTGTGGAGAACTCGGGCAAGGCTTGGATTAGTGGCTACTATGTGAACCCTGATGGGCATGAAGTGCGCGATATTCGCGTGACGAACATTGAGGGACAGAAGGAAGGTGGCGACTGGAACGAGGATGTGCAGGCTGCTGCGAACACGATTTGCTATGCTGACAATGTGCACCCTAACCTTGTGGGTGCTGTGCCTGGTAAGACGCAGACGAATAACTCGGGCTCGGATAAGCGAGAGTTGTTCACGATGAAGCAGGCTTTGGAGATTGCTTTTCATGATATGCTGCTTGTGCCCTTGCATGTGGTGTGCTGGTTTAATGGGTGGAAGGATGTGGTGCCACAGATACCGATGATTCAGCTGACTACGCTGGATAAGCACAAGGATTTAAGTATTAAGTGTTAAGTATTAAGTATTAGGCCTGGCGGGATGGGGCTAGAGGGGCTAGACGGACTAGACGGGACTAGAGGGGCTGGCGCGATGAATAGAGACGGGGTAGATGAGACTAAATTAAGAAAAGAGTTATGGTTGAAATAGATAAAAATACTTTTGAGCGGGTGGTGCCTGCTTTTAAAACGCCTACGGGTGAGGTGTTTAAGAAGGTGGAGCGGTTTGTGAAGGAGGCTGCTGCTGAATGGGACTCGGTGATGGTGGAGGGAGCTAAACTCTCGGCAGTTATTGAGGAGAAACTGAAGGTGGCAATTTGCTCGAGAGCTGCTTATAATGCTATGCCTCACTTGGACCTTGTGCTTACGCCTACGGGATTTGGCATTGTGAGTAACCAAAACACGGCTCCTGCATCGAAGGAACGTGTGGGGGCGTTGCGTGAACAGTTGCGCATGGATGCCAGCAGGATGGAAGACGACGTGATGGAGTATTTGGCTTGGCAGAACCTGATGGTGGATAGACAAATGCGGGTGAGAAACTTGCTTTGGACTGCGCGACTGATGGACCGCTATGGCATTAGACCCAATGACAATGTGCTTGAGCGATTGTTTCAGCGCAATGTGTTGTGGCAAGCTCCTTACTTTTATGGCTATGGTGCGAGAACTAGGGACTCGCGCAGGGTGTATGAGGAGGAGAAGCAGGAGCTTATGACGGCTATGCATGATGCGAATGCGCGACTTGTGGATGTGATTTCGCCTGAACTGAATGAGGCTTTGATAGCCTTTCAGTATGGTGGGGTTAAGCCTGATGACGCGGTATTATACGCTATGTTGCTTGAAAATGCGCGTTATTTGCTTGCTGCCTATGTGATGCAGCAACCGACGGCTCACTTTGAGCGACAGCTGCTCGACATGCTGATGAAGCATGCTGCGGAGATTCCTGAATTTTACAATAGTAGGACTTATGAGGCCTACAAGGTGAAGGCTTATGAAAATGGGAAAGAAGATGCGTGCTACTTCTTCTGCTAAAAACGGAGAGGTGGTGGTGGAACTGCCCAAAGGGTGGAAGCAACTGACAGACGGACAACGACGCTATGTGTGTGACTTGCTGAGTGCTGAAGCCTGGACGATGGACGAGGTGAAGGCGCTGCTGATTGTGAGACTTGGTGGTGCAAGGCTTAGGCAATGGCGTGGTGCAGAAGGGCAAAAGGAGTTGGCTATGCAGATAGCTGAGGGCATGAGTTTGCTTGATTGGATGGATGCTCCACCTGAGGAACCTTCGTTGCTTGGCGAAATTGATGGTCACAAGGCTAAGGATGCTATGCTTTATGGTGTGGCGTTTAGGGACTATTTGGCAATAGAGAATTATTATCAGGGCTACTTGATGAGTAAGGATGATGCTGCGCTCGATGCGATGGGCAGTGTGATGTATGGCGGATTGCGCAAGGTATTTACACGTGGCGAACGCTATATGCTGTTGCTATGGATGGTTGGGCTTAAAGGGGCTTATGCTCGGATGTTTCCCCACCTTTTTAGCCAAACGGCAGAAGAGGGTGGGGAGGCTCCCGATCCGCGTGAGGTGATGTGTGCTGAGATTCGTGCGTTGACTGGTGGCGACATAACTAAGACTAAGGCGGTGCTTGATGCTGACACGATTGATGCGCTAACAGAACTTGACGCTAAGGCACGGGAGAGTGAGGAACTAAATATTAAGTATTAAGTATTAAGTATTGATGGACGAACGCGAAGATAAACAGCCTTTTGACTTTGTGAGTTACATGGGGCAACTTGTGAATGAGAATAAATTGGCACAGAAGGAGGGTTTTGCGGTGACTACTTGCTCGGGGATTGAGCACCTGGAGGGTATGTTGGAGATGTACCAGACGGGGGCGAACTTTGTGTGTACGAGTGATGTGTGTCAAGAGAGTTTGTTCACTGCGAGCNCGGACTATGCTGCGAAGATGGGGCTTTGCCGTGAGTTGTTCAGGCAGATGTGTGCGAGGTTTATTCGTGACAGTGAGGAATTGCAGACGCGGTTGCTTTACTTGAACACGGGGGACATTCGGAGTAATGAGTT